ATGGCTGGTCGACTTGAACAAGATCTTGAAGAACAAAGAGGTCTTGGTGGTTTTGGCAAATTGATATTCTTCGTTGCTATTAGAAAGATTAAACAGTCATTAGACAAAGTGGCACAAATATTAAACAAGGAAACTGTTTGGGATAAGATTAAGAAGTGGTTATTGAACATCGGATTCTTAGCAACTGCTTTAACAGTAGCATTGAATTGGAAAGAGTTAAAACCAACATTGGACATGTTGTATGATGTCATTTGGAATTCAGAATATGGATTGAAGTGGATGCTTGGGTTGCTTATCGATAATATCGCCGAAATCGCATTAGTAATATCAACATTTTGGATTGGCGCTAAAGTATTTAAATGGTTAAAATTTTTGTGGGGAGCAGGTGTTGCATTTAAGGCAGGTCTGATTGTTGCTCAAACCCATCTTGCAGGAACTGCCGCAACCATTGGTGCGACTGCCATGTGGAAAAACCTAACCCATTGGGCTGGATTGTTCACCACTGCTATCGGCGTCGCTTGGATCAATCTAATGGATTCTGCAAAAGCACTCGCAGCATCTGCATGGGCAAAACTTGTTTTTTGGGCAAAGTGGCTTAGAAACGCAGTTGTGGCAACATCTATTGCCATGATGGATTCTGCAAAAGCACTCGCAATTGCGGCTGGTGCTAAATTATTAAAGTATGCTAGATTACTAAGTGGTGCTGTCATAGCAGTTGGTCTTGGGATACAGGGGATGTATGCATCATTACTACCTGCTCTTGCTGTTTTGGCACCGTTTATCGGAATCGCATTGGTGATTGGTGCTTTGTTGTATAGTCTTTATAAAGGGTTTGAAGATGCTAAAAAGGTTTATGAAGATACTGGATCTATTTGGCTGGCAGTCAAAGCAGGACTGTATGGGTTTGTTCGTGCTTTGGTAACATTGCCCCTGAAACTAACTTTAAGTTTAGCTGCATGGGTGGCTAGACTATTTGGTTTTGATGAGTTTGCTAAGAAACTAGATAAAATTGATACGGATAAAATATTCGATCAAATTTTTGATGCGATAAAGAACACGATGAAGAAGATCGGTAAATGGTTCGAGGATAAGTGGGACGGACTAATGGACTTCATGGGGTTTGGTGATGATGAAATCTTATCTGAAGCAAAACAATCGGAAATCAAAAAGGAACAATGTCAAGCAAACCGAAAATTGCTGGAAGGTTTGATTGCAAGGAATCGTAGCACTTATACCAACGTTGATGGACAAGAAGTCCAAATGATGTCAATTGAGGAATTGAATAGAAGGCATGGACTTGGAAATCAAAATATTGTTATTGATGCTGGTGCCACTCAAAATTCCAATAGTTCGCAACAATTCAATAATAATACATTCGTTGGCGGTGGATCAGCAAACAACCCAAACTCCAACCCTGCGAACAATGCTGACTTAGATTACTTTAGAACGTTAGTTCCTAATTAACCAATAATAGCAACGATACTTGACTCATGCATTACCATATAGTCAGACTCCATTTCTGAAGCACCTGCTCTTTCAAACATAACGAAGTCACCTTCCTTAACGGTTAGTGGTCTAATTTTATCACCATCTCTAAGTCCAGGTCCAACAGCAACTACCAATCCTCTATTAGATTTGTCTTGTGCAGTTTGAGTTAAGATTAACCCAGACTCAGTTGTACTTTCTTTTTCTTCTACTTTTACGATAACTCTATCGTGTAATGGTTTTAAATCCATTTTATTTCTCCTATAAAAAAAGGGATCCGAAGATCCCTAATCAAATTAAACTATTTTAGTTTAGTCCTCGTTTGCTAACTTCTCAAAGAAAGATAGTGACTCATCGTCATCACCTACGAACGGACTTTCAGTCTTCAACGTAGGTTCTTTCTTAACTTCAGCAGCAGGTGCTTCAGCAACTTCTTCTGCCTTATCAAAATCTTCAGCAGTAGTCTTAGGTGCTAAACCATTAAGACCTAGTACACGATTCAACTTAGTTTCTAACTCAACATATGACTTAAACTCTTTAGGGTCTAAGAATGCTTTGAGTGAGTATAAAGAATCATATACTTTCTCTAATGCTTCATCATCTTCAAGCAACTTACTAGGTGCATCAAAGTCAGATTTATCATAGTTACGATATCCTTCAACCTTACGAATCTTCAGTTTAAAATCAGCACCTTCCCAAAAATCGAATGGGTTGATTGGACTCTCATCTTCGAACTCAGGGTTCATTGACTCATTAATCTTATCCCAAATTTTCTTACCGAATTGGTATAAGAATACTTTACCCTCATTAGCAGGATTGCCTGGATCTTTAACCACATAGATATTAGCAAAGTATTTTAATCTACGTTTTTGTTTTCTTGCTTGTTCCTTACCAGCATCAGTTCCATTGTTCCATAGAGTTGAGTTGTACTCACCTAGTGGATCTTTTTCACCGATAGATGTTAAAGAATTTTCGATATACCATCCACCTGGACCTTGGAAACCGTGGTCAAAGATTCTTACCCATGGTAAGTCTTCACCTGATGGCTCTGGTAGGAATCGAATAACAGCATAACCGTTACCCGACTTATCTACTTCTGGTTTCCACAGACGTTCATCTGCTCCACCCCAACCACCTGATTTGGTTTGTAGTTTTTCTGTTTCTTGGATTAGTTTTGAAAGAGAGGAACCTCTTGATTTTTTAAGACTAGCGAAATCGCCCATATTTGTATCTCCGTATTGTATTGTATTTTATTGTATTATTTTTGTTCACATTCAGATAGATTGCTCTATCCTTTTCATCATCTACACCTTTATTATACTCTCTTCTCACTCATAAGTAAAGTTTTCGAGCACAATTCTTTTATATTTTTTCTTATCCACTTGTAGTCTATTATGAAGGAAAGGTTTATATTTCCTCATCATATCCACAAAATCATTTAGTATATTATCTCTATATTTATACCACCCCTCAGAGTAGTTTACCAGATCGTCTAGTATAACCATTGTTTCTATACTGAGTTTACTTCTTGAGTATAGTCTGAATAGTATTGGGTGTTTATTATCAACCATCTTAAACACGTTGTTGAAGTTTTCTTCATACTCATTAATCACACCAACATCTTCTTTAAATGTGTACGACATTGACTCAATTACTTTCTGCCACTTCTTATAGTTTACTTGATTGTTCTCTTGCATTAGGTTGCCAATCCAAGAGTCGCTATTACGGGTGATGTTTGCTACGATGTAGTCAATGAATTCTTCATGCTTAAACTTCTTACTTGCTTTCTCAAAGAAGTATTTGTCTTTACGAACTTCATATGAGGTTGGACTTGCTTTTACTTTACCATTATACTTAAAGAAGTCATAATTCTTATTAGTGAAGTGTTGCTTAATAGCAAGATAGGTTCTGTATGTATCAAATCCATTCATGGTCAAATTCATATAGGTAATGTTCTCATTAATTTGATATATTCTTTATGCCCTATCTCATCTATATCATTATCTTCTACTATCATCATATTAGTAACATCGGCAATTTCTTTTTTAATTTCATCGTTTAACGATTCGAATTCTTTCTCGATTGAATCAATATCAAATAATAGCAAACCATCAAGAATCATTATATAATTATTAGAATCAAATAATTTATATTGTGATAAATTAGAAAAATCGTCCGATATTGGCAGTTTATTCTTCCAAATTTCCAAATTATGTTTTAAGGTTTCAGGCAACTCAACCTTTGACATATCTTTCCAGAATTTAGTATTACATTTATTCGTAACATAATGTAATGCAATAAAGTCCCTAGTATTTTCCATAATATCATTAAACGATTTATTATACATCTCGATTGATTTTTCGTTATAATTAGTTATTCTGTGCATTAATAAAAACGATTGTTGTATAGTAGTGCCGATAGAACTTGCTTCTAAAGGTTCTACAAAGGCACTACTCAAGCCAACAGCAACACAATTATTAATCCATGCACGATCTACTGCGCCTGGGTCAAATTTGAATTTCTTACCAAAGTCTATTTCTTTATTGAAATAATTTTCAACTTCTTTCTTTGCTTGTTCTTCAGTAATATAATTGTCGTCAAATATATACCCATTACCATATCTATCTTGCACTGGAATTCTAAATAACCACCCAGCATCCATTGTTTTTGATAACGTCCAAAGGTTATACTCATCTTCCTCATCAGTTTGAAACGTTATAGCAGAATTCATTTTAAGGTATTCCCCATAAGAATTCCAATTAACACCCATCTCACCAATTAATACTTTTCTAAACCCAGTAGCATCAATATAAAAATCATAATCATAATTAGAATATTCTCCTACTAGCATCTCTATGTCTCCATTATCTGATATAATAACATTTTTTATTTTATCATCATAAAAACCTATTCCCATCTTCTTAGAAAAATTTATTAAAAAATCATTAAGTTTTCTACTATCAAAATGATATTGCTCAAATTGTTGCTTTTCTTGAGTCAAATACCATTTGTCTAATTTATTGTCCCATAAATACTCACTCGTCATGGGATATCTTTCTATGATTTGTTTTGCTAAAATTGGTTGGTACTGCCCTAATGGTTTAAGATATTTGTTGGTGACTGAGTGGAGGTAATCGTTATCACCCCACCCTTCAAACATTATCCCAGATTTAAATGTAGATCCACAATGTTTGATTAAATCAATAGGGAGTATTCCAACAAATCTCATATACTCACTAAAATGT